GATTCAGATGAAAGTCCAATAGATTTAACTGACGCTTCTGACGAAGAAATTTTAAAAGTATTCAAAGCTATGGGTGAAGATGACGGTATTATCGTAAAAAAAGATGGTGAGAACGTTTATTTATCCGATGATGATGCTAATGTAGAATATCTTGTGAAACTTGGTGAATCTTATAAAGACAAAAAAAACAATTATAGTATGCGTGATGAACAAGACGAATCAGTAGATGATGTTATTAATGCTATTTTCTCTGACTCTGGTGATGTAAGTGATGTTGATAGTGATGATTTAGACGGAGAAGAAACTCTTTACGAAATTGAGATGGGTGAACCAGAAAAAGTTGAAACTATTTATGAACTTGCATTGGATGACGACAATTTAATACCAATTGACGAAGAAGAAGGCGAAGACGGATTTGACCGATACAACATGGACGAAGAAGAAGGCGAAGAATACGGATTTGACCGATACAACATGGATGAAGAAGACGGATTTGACAAATACGAATTTGACAAATACAACATGGATGAAGAAGGCGAAGACGACAACAACGGATACTACAATGAAACTTATAAACCTAAAGGTGTTGGAATAGGATTAGGTCCTAAATTTTCTTATAAAAATAAGACTAATGGCGGATTTAATGAAAAAAGAAAACAAGGTCCTAAATCAGTTGGTACTGGTAAACCTAAGTTTGAATACAAGAAAGGTGAAAATATGGGTGCTAAATCCAAAATTGTTAAAGCAGAAACTAAAGAAGGTCAAGGATACAAAGACAAAGAAGATGAAAAATTGTCAATGAAGCATGGTAAAATTGCATCATTAAAAGACATTAAGACTACTAAAGGTCGTAGAGATGACGCAGGTTTTGAAAAAACTGAAACTAAAGAAGCAGCTAGAACATATGGAATGGGTTCCAAAGAAGGTAGAGGATTGAGAAAAGGTATCACTAATAATAGAAATTATGTTTATAGTAATAGTGGTGTTAAAACAGAATCTACTCAAGAAGAAGTTAGAATGTTGAGAGGAAAAAATGAGGAGTATAGAAAAGCATTAAATGTTTTTAGAGAAAAACTTAACGAAGTTGCAATCTTTAATTCAAATTTGGCTTATGCTACAAGATTATTCACAGAACATTCAACAACTAAAAAAGAAAAAATAAACATCCTTAGAAGATTTGACGATGTTGAAACCTTAAAAGAATCTAAAAATCTTTATAGGTCTCTTAAAGACGAATTAACTTCAACGGATACAAAATCAATTAATGAATCGGTAACAACAAAATTAAACAAATCAGTTTCTACAGGTTCATCAACAACCCTAATTGAATCAAAAACTTATGAAAATCCTCAATTCTTAAGAATGAAGGACTTAATGGGTAAATTAGGTTAAACAATAAAAATAAACTTAAAAAAAAAAATACTAAAAAAATGGGAGCATTATTAGAATCAGGTCTTGTTGGTAACATTGGGTTAAAACACCTTAAAGTTATCAAAGAAGACACAATCAACAAATGGGACAAATTAGGATTCTTAGAGGGTCTTAAAGGTCACATGAGAGAAAACGTAGCACAATTATACGAAAACCAAGCATCATTCTTAATCAATGAAGCATCATCTACATCTGATACAGGTGCATTTGAAACAGTGGTTTTCCCAATTGTTAGACGTGTATTCTCTAAATTATTAGCGAATGACATCGTTTCAGTACAAGCAATGAACTTACCAATCGGTAAATTATTCTACTTTGTACCTAACATTCAGGCTTACCAAGTAGGTACTTCTGAGCACTACGCACCTTATGGTTCACCAAACCAAGCGGTTGACCAAACTCCAAACAGCGGTTATAACTATAACGATACTAAAGACCTTTACGATAGATTCTACGAAGGTAACGAACCAGCGTTAGACCCTCCAGGGTTATTTGACTATTCTAAAGGACAATTTTCCGCAATCACTGCTGATGTTGCTACTGTATCTTGGTTTTCTGACGCATTAGTTAGTTCAGCTTATACTTTATCTGATTACAGAAAAGTATTGGTAGTTTTGTCAGGTTTTGCATCTGATGGAGCTGGTAAATTAATCGGACCTGATGGTCAACCAATGGATAACGAATCTTTCTTATCTGATTTGACTATCTATGGTGCTGCTGGAAACACAACAACTTCGGCTAACGTAACTAACCCTTACTTATTCAGAGTTGTAACTCAGAGATATGGTAAAGGTATCGTTCAATACGGTAACAACAACGCTTCATTAGCTTTCCCTAACAGTAAAACAGGTGGTGGTCAATATGACAATCTGTGTGATGCTGACGGTAAAATCTATTTAGAAATTGATTTACAGGTACCAGTATGTATTACTTGTGGTGGTTCTATGGACGGTTACACAGGTTCAACATTCTCTTCTACTACAGCTGTTAACAATGCGTTTACATCTACTTATAGAATATATAAGAATTTAGAATTTGAAGATAAAATTGGTGAAGTATCTTTTGACCTTATGTCAGTTACAGTTTCTGTAACAGAAAGAAAACTAAGAGCTCAATGGTCTCCAGAAATGGCACAAGACGTTGCGGCGTTCCACAACATTGATGCTGAGGCTGAATTAACGGCTTTATTATCTGAACAAGTTGCGGCTGAAATCGACCGTGAAATCTTAAGAGATTTACGTAAAGGTGCAGCTTGGAACTTACGTTGGGATTACAATGGTTGGAAACGTCTAGGTTCAAGTGCAGTTCCTTACACTCAAAAAGATTGGAATCAAACATTGATTACAGCTATCAACCAAATTTCGGCTCAAATCCACAAATCTACCTTAAGAGGTGGAGCTAACTGGATTGTTGTTTCTTCTGAAATCAGTGCTATATTTGATGACTTGGAATACTTCCACGTATCAAACGCAGCTCCTGAGCAAGACCAATACAACATGGGTATTGAAAGAGTTGGTACATTAGCGGGTCGTTACCAAGTTTACCGTGACCCTTACTTCCCAGCTAACCAAGTGTTAATGGGACACAAAGGAACATCATTGTTAGACACAGGTTATATTTACGCACCGTATGTACCTCTACAATTAACACCTACAATGTATAATCCGTTCAACTTTACTCCGATTAAAGGAATAATGACAAGATACGCGAAGAAAATTGTAAATAATCGTTTTTACGGAAGAATTACCGTAGATGGCGTTCGTACATTTGATTTAAGAGAATTGAGATAATCAAAATCTTAAAGAATAATTAAAGGGACAAGTAATTGTCCCTTTTTTTTTTTATTTAAATATTCTAAGTGATTTTGACACAATTTCAGATTCAGTTAATGAATATATCCCATGTTTATACGCCATTTGAATAGATTTAATTAACATAAACTTTGCCTGTTCTTCTGTTAAATTATCAATTAAATGTTCAATATCTTCAGGTTTGTATATTGCAACATCATCAAATAAGAAGATATAAGGTTGTTTTTCTGCCTCCATAATATATTTATTGTAAGTATATGAAAATAAATCGAATTAGTGAAGCCACAGGTTCAGGAAACGTCGGAACTTTTAAAGTACCAATTGTTCTTGCCCCACAAGATTGGAAGGATGAACAATTGGCTCCATTTAATAACCCTGTTTATCATTATACTAATGCGGAGTTGGCGTATGAAGAATCTGATGGTGATTTTAAAGAAACTCCCGAACAAAGAAAAAAAATAGAAAATAAAACAGAATTACTTTCCAGAATCGATACATATTTAAAAAATTTTTACACAGGACAAAATGATGAGGATGGTGGTAACATTGGCGATGTTAAAAATCCTGAAAAAATTATACAAAGGGCTATTGGCACACTTAAAGAAGATTTGGCGGTTTGGTTTGGAACAAAGAAAAAACCAAAAGGTAGTAATCAACCAAAAGGTCCTTGGGTTAACATTTGTCGCAAAGTTGACGGTAAACATCCTCCATGTGGACGACAAGATACGTCTAAAGGGTCTTACCCTAAATGTAGAGCGGCCGGAGTTGCAGGTAAAATGAGTGATTCACAAAAACGAAGTGCATGTCAACAAAAAAGAACCGCCGAGAAAAAAGATACTCAAACAGGTAAAGGTCAAAAACCTGTAATGACATCATATAAACCAAAAAATGAATCAATGAAAAAAACAATAAGATTAACTGAAAACGATTTAATTAGAATTATTAAAAAAGTTATTACAGAACAATCTGAACCAAAAAAGGGAGATTATATTACTTTAAACTGTATCCATCCGTATAACAATAGTGGTAAAATAATCGACCAAGTAGAATATTTAGACTATGTTGAAAATTCAAAACCACATAACTTAATCTTACAAAAACCTTCATGGATGCCAAGTGACGAAGTATTTTCTGAAGGTCCAGATACTTATACTCTTAATATTGAGTTAATTGAAGGTGATGTATTGAAAGACGCATTACAGGTGACCAACGATAATACCTATCTTATGACATACAATGTTGGAGGACGTTTTTATTGTTCACCTAAAACAACATTATCACCATCATGGAAATCATTCTTCCAAGAAAAAAATATTAAATATTAAATTTTAATGTTTTTGTATTGTATCAACAAATTCTTTAATTTGTTCACCTGAAAAAGTAAAATCTTTTTTAAAGTCATCTCTGACTTGTTGAGATTGACTTAATAACCAATATCCTAATGCATCTTGTTCTGAGATATAAGTAGTGTTTTTAACTACTTTAGTTTGTACCACCATTTTTGGTGTTTGACAACTAGTAATTGTAAGTAAACCGATTAAAAAGGATATTGTTTTCATATGATTTAGTTTATTAGGTTTTTGTTATATTTTTTCTAAAATTTTTTTAATA